GAGAATCGACGACAAAAATGTTGCCTCTCAATTCAGGGCGGCGCAAATCCAGAAAATGCAGCAGGATCAAGCACGTCAGGCCGCGCAGGAACAAGCCCAGCAGGAAGCCTTGTCTGCGGCTTCTCCTGAAACACGGCAGGCGATCGCTATGGGCGTGCCTGTTGCGGACGTATGGAAACGAAATAACCCTGAGACAAAATATCAAACAGCAGGGGATACGGTACTTGCCATCAATGGAAGCGACGTGCAGCCAGTCTTCCAAGCTACGCCAAAACCACCAGAAGGTTTTGAACTGGTCAATGGGAAACTGACGCCGATTGCTGCATATTGGGACCAGAAGAAAGCCGTCGCGGGGGCGGGCAAGTCCGTTACTCCGTATTATCAATTCCTTCCGACTCCTGAGGGGATTGTGGCCGGCGATGCTCGAACCGGGGCTTTGTCGCGCCCGAACCTGAACGGATCTCCGGTCATGAAATCTTCCGATAGCCCGACGCTACAAGGACAGATTGCCGGAGCCAAGGAATCGGCGACGGTCAAAGCGTCTGCGGAAGGTAAGCGAGAAGTCAATATGGGCGGCGTTACGGGTTTAATCCGTGACGCTCAATCGCTTTTGACTGATAAAAATAACGCGCCTACACAGAGTGGTTTAGGTGTTGCCGCAGACAGTGCCGGCGCGCTTGTCGGATATTCACCTAAAGGCGCAGCTCAGGCCGACCAATTGCGCGTTATTGGCGGGTCTCTTGTTTCAAAAATGCCGCGCATGGAAGGCCCGCAGTCGGATAAAGACGTGGCTTTGTATCGTGAGTCGGCGCTGCATTAATTGCGGCGAGTTGATTGGCTCGGTCCGTGTTGTAGGCGTTGCCGTACATCTGCGTCGCAACGTCTCCTACGCCATTTTGTAGCGTTTCTTGATGCGCCGTCGATCCGTAGTTCGATCCGCCAAACTGGGAATTGACCTGTCCTTTAACGGCGTCCGTTGCCTTTTGTACCTGCGCATCGAGATACGGGTTCGACGTTCCGCTAATCATCTGATTAAGACTCGATTCTGCGTTATCCATTGTCGCCGAACCGTTCGTGGCCCGATCTTGAATCGCGCTAATCCCCGCGTTTTGCGTGCTGTTCAAGTCCGCATAACGATCCGCTGTATAAGGGGTAAAACCTGTACTTCCTAGATCGATCGCCTTAGACGTATAAGCGCTCGCCAAGGGCTTGAGTTCGTCAGGGATGGATTGCACTGTAGTCGAAGACGATCCGCCGCCGCCTCCTTTGCATAGCCGGCGAATACCGTCTCGACCATACCCGTCAAACTTATTTCCGCCAAAAAGATAACTCACAGCCTGACCTCCAAGATTTGATAAACGGGATGAAACCCGCATTTTTGTTCATACAGCCGCTGCTGTAGAGGCTTGGCGGCACAACGAATGCTAGAGCATCCGAGCGTGTAGGCGAGTTTCTTGACTTCTTCAAAAAACCGCTCGAACCGCGCACCACGCGCCCACAAATCAGTAATGAAGAAAACACGCAGATTAGGAAGTTGGTCAATTCTGAACGTCGACCAGCCGATTGGCTTATCCTCTTCGTCCAGTCGAATCAACGTACGCTCCCCGCGAGCAATCATCATTTTCAATTGGTCGCCGGTAATTTCTCCACCAGAGGTATCGCATGCCTCTCCAAGTTTTGATGCGCCTTCTCGCCATGCGAAATCAACACTTGAAGCCGGAACATGAACGAGTTTTATCATTAGTTACCCGTCGAAACGCGCATTTCGAGCCATGTCCCGGGCGTACCACTCGACACATTAATCCACCCGAAAACAACATATTTACTCCCTCCAGAACCGGCCTCGACCGGCGCTGTATTGCGACAGGCATCGCCTTGTGACCACGACCCGGAAACTGGTGCGGCAGTGCCTTCGGTGTCCCACGCATACCCCGTATTGAACAAACGAGACATATCCCGGAATAGCTCATATAGCCTAGAATTAAGCATTTTCGGCCAACCGATCAAGGCGGGATCAGGAAGGCGAGGATCGGCTTGCAGTCTCATTGAGAACCGTCCGCGACCATGGAAACGTCGACGCCAGAAATTTCAAACTGGCCGTCGCACTGCAATTCGAACCGATGCCAAATTGCCGACCACAAAACATCATACCAGCGGGCGATTAATGGGGCGCTCAAGTTTTGCGTGAAATTCGACACGTCTGCATTCGAAAACGAGTACAACATTGTGGATGATTGAGGCGATGTTAAAAACCTCGGCGTTAAACGCGTCACGGTTGTAAATTGCAAATTGTCTCCAAATAACCCAAGCGTCATGCTGGATGCTGTTGGAACCCCGGCATATGCATAGGCCGTGTGGTCGGTCTTGAACGCGGCCAATACGCTACCCGAAGCATTCCAGAACGGGGAATCGTAACTAATCGTTGTTGGCAGATCGTCATAGGTCGAATACAGCGTTCCTAGACTATCGCATGAAACTCCGGGCGTAAGATATTCGGCAGCAATTTCAATGGCCCCGTCCATTCTTCCCCACTGCCCCGTCTTGATGTTCAAAACGACGCACTTATCCACCGTACCCGCCCCTGATTTTGACGGGAACCACCAATAGACAAGCTTATTGACTCGGTCAAAGGTTCCACAAATCCGGTGCGCGTACTGCTGATTAAGCTGCGAGAAAAACCACTGTCTCAAAGGACTTTCCAGCGGCTGAGCGCGTGACCCGTCAAACGCATAGAAATCGTCATTCCCAACAAAATAGTGTGCGGTCCCTGTAGGAACCACAGCCTCTTGGCACGGCGTGCCGATCTCTCCCGGAATGTGACGAAAGTTCCATACTTGAGGAACGCCAACATATTCACCGACAAACATCGACGCATTTTTATAGGCCACGATAATATCGCCCAGCCTGCGCCCTGCTGTGATAGCTCCCGGAGCGTCAAGCAACTGACCCGATACGCATTGAGTATCAATGGAAGGCGTCCAGTCTGTAGCGCTACCAATAGCCGAACAGGCCCATCGCGTCGGGTCGTCGCCAAACCCCATGCCGTTAATGTTGAATGCGAAAACTTGATTATTCAGAACTTCGACAATTGCAGCTTTGGGCGCAGAAACAGAAACGTCGTCAAACGTTGCCCCGCCCGCAATACCCTGCATTGTTGATGATTTTGAAGTAGCAATCGTCAGGTCGCCGAACTGCGCAAACCTCCACCGATCATCCGGGCCAAGTGTATATCCACCAACTTTCGATTTGTCCGTCCAAACTGAATTGACCTCATAGAGTTTATCGGTCGTTCCTCCGACCGTTCGAATCGTGTTATCCAATTTCCGCACGACCGCAAACCCGAGCGCAGGCCCGTCCAAAGCGCCGATCCCGGCATCGGTCGGCGAGGGTGCAGGGTAGAATTTCCCAATTCCAGGCAAGATACTTGCACAGTCCGTGAAAATCCCCGGCGTTTCTGGCGGGAGATCTGGAGAAAAACCGACAAACGGAATCATGCCGAACGCACCACAAGCGAACCTACGGTGATCGGCTTGTTATGCCGTGCAGCGCCATCAAGGTAAGCGTCCAACTGACTTTGGTAAAGTTGCACCGATGCTACGTCTTTCACGTAAGCGCTTGCATACTTCATTGACGCCGATAGATAGATTCCATAATACGCATCAAGAATCGCATTCGTATCGGTATCATTCGAGAGCGCCGCAGGCTTGGCAAGATACACCAGCAAAGCATTTCCAGCCGCACAAGTCGGTAGCCGGACTTCACTTCCAACAGTAGTAAAATAGCCCGAATGACTTTCGTTCCACGCCTCCGGAGCCTCATACTGCAATCGAGTTTCCGCAGCATTGGAGAGCTTAAGATATCTTGCAGAGAGAAAATCATCCGGCAGCGGGGCGCGTAGGTCTGTTGAAACAATCGTCGCCTCTGTTTCCATTTCCCGAACCCGGAGTGGCTGCGCGTGCGTCTTGTAAATCTCGGACTCGGCCAGTAGAACAAACGACGGAATGGCTGCGGTCAAGTCTCCGCGCCGTGCCCATGTCGCGATATCCGCTTTTAGCGTTGCGTAAGTCATTCCTTATCCTTTGGGGTGACGATGACCCAAAAACCATAGGTGTCACGCTGAAACGCTTCGAGGTGCCAGCGCTTGAGAATCCAGTGTAGCCACCAGTTAGCCGGCTCTTGAATAATGTGAGCGTTTCGGCCATCGGGAAGGACGTTCAAGGCTTTTCCGGTATGAATGGCAAAGAATCCAACTTTCTTGGTCACGCGCTTTAGATCATCTAGAACGCGCTGCAAGAACAACGGCTCGATATGCTCAAGGACATCTGTACATACTACAAAGTCAGCCGGCTCAGGAATGTCGGAAATCTCTGGAATGCAAGGATCGTAAGCCCGATAACCATCTTTGATTCCCAAAGCTTCCTTTAGCGCCTGCTTCCCTGCGCCATAGTCGAGCAATTCTTCCGGTTCGTACTGCTTGCAGATTTGGCGAATGATTGGCGCGTACATCGGCGACGACGTGCCAAACCCCGGCTTTTCTCGATGCAGTTTTTCGAGCTGACTTTTATATTCCTCAGAAATCAAGCTCTATCCCCTTAATGACTTCTGCCCACGTTCTACCATTTTGATGCACCAACGTTGAATTCGGCGCAATCGGGATGCCGCCTGCAAATTTCCACGTATGCTGATCTGGAACCAGCGTAATCGACCGAACACCAAGTGCATCAGCACAGTGCATCGCGGTTGTGCAAATACCGACAACGCAATCTAGTTCAGCCATCAGCGCAGCCGTGTCGTCGTAATCAACAGAGCGAGTCGCGAACGGAAAGGATTTGCACCACTCAGGATCATCTCCGCGATATTCCAGAGAGACCCACACCGCATCATAACGCGCCCTGAGGTCGTCAAAATCTTCCGGTGATATCGTACGTCCAACCGCGTTATTTTTCTTCGTCCCGCCGCTCAGGCACACGCCGATAACGGGTTTGTTGTAGGAGTTAAACAGCGCCCGCCACATCTTCCGACGTTCCGGATCGGCAACCAAGTAGCGCTTAAACGAAAAACTGTCTTGAGTGTTGCGATA